TTGCGTATTCTGAAGTTTTCGAGTCGGCCAGATAACATCTGGGCATACTTCAGCTCTGTAAAGTCAACCATAATATAAAGCTCAATTGTTAATGTATAAATCTATAATATTACAGATTTAAAGGTTTGTCAACCAAATAATTCTGGCCAATTTACTCTCGCAATGAAAATTAAAACAACAGCTCCAATACCCATCATATAATAACGCCAGTTCTCAAGATGATTGATCTTTTTTTGTTGGTCGTTAATTCTTTGATGTACTGATTTTTCCATGTTGTCAATTTTGTCTAATATTTCTTTGACGTGGTTATTTCGCTTATCTGCATTATGATCTGCTAAACGTTGATGATCCTCTCTTGAAGATCGTCTATACTCTTCAAGTCTATCACTTAAAACATTCATGCGTAGTTCATCGGTGCGTTTTGTTTCTTCGCACAGCTTTTCAACATCATCTAACTTATCTTTAGTGTTATCTAGGACTTCATTTTGAACAGCAACGTTTTTAGACAGTTCTGCCATCATGTCCATAGAATCTTCAACTCTGTTAAAGAATTTTTGTATTTGCTTGATATCCGATTTTATTAGGGCGATATCTGTTTCCCAATTAGATTGTGCCAATTTTCTAGCCTTTTTACTTTAGGTGCCTGCAAATCACCTGTGATTAAATAAAAAAAGAAAACAAACACTATGCTCCCCTTAAATGTATCACAAATCTATAGTATTGTCAATATTTATTCTTTCAATGCTTCCTCGTAGTACACAATTATCGCTTTTTGTTCATTAATATAGCGACGCAATTCAGCAATACCTAATGCAAGATTTTCGTATCCTTTTGATGTTACAGCAAAAACAACAACAGATCCTTGTTGAGCTTCAATTTCATCAATCTTTTCTTCCAAATTTTCTTCGGTGATAACATACCAATCTACAGGCGGAAAATCTACTTTAGCCGGCCTACCTTGAATAGGAATGTTTTGCTGGATGTATTCAGTCGACGTTACTACTGTCGGTTCCACTGTCCTCCCCGAGCATGCTGTTAGGAGTATCATCAACAGCACTAGGAGGAGTAGTTTCATCGGCAATATCACTGATAAGTCTTTCAACAGCATTGTTTACCCTTTCTTCCAAATTTTGCGCGTCAGTTAGCGCTTCCATAGTTAAATCAATTCGCGCAAATTTAGCACGCAAAGTATTTAAATACTCTCGTGATTCATTTAGTTGCGCTGTCAGGTTTTGATTGAGTTTTTCGTTACGTTCTGCATCTGCGGCCATTGTGTCTACAGTATTTTGTAGAGTTTCCGCCGCAGATGCTAATTGAACGTTATTAGTACGAAGTGTTGAAATGGTTGCTTCCGACCATTCATAATATGATTTAGCACCATATCCTACACCACCAATTAAACCACAGACAATAAGTAACAGATATAGTTTTGCCATATGTTAAGAAGACTTACTTTTCGTCTTCGTCCTCATCGTCATCATCATCTTCGTCCTCATCGTCATCATCTTCATCGTCGTCGTCTTCATCTTTTGCTTCCATTGCTTTTTTGTATTTCTCTGCCAATGCAGCCATAATACGCTCTTCAACTTCAGCTTCAAATGCTTCTTTCAGATCCAATGGCTTTTCAGACATTGCCGCTTCTACAATTTTCTCTAGTGACATTTTGTGTCTCCTTTGTTTAATTCCGTCATTTATTTATTTATTTAAACATCTTTGCTTGTGTAGCAGGACCTACAATACCATCTGCAACCAATCCGTTCATCTTTTGCCATTTTTTAACAGCAGTAAGAGTTCCAAATCCAAAATCGCCATCAGCTCCTACACCAATTGCCTTTTGCATTTTAGCAACGTCATCACCTTTCATACCTTTGCGTAGTGTACGCACACCTGCAGCTTTCTTAGGTGCTGCTTTTTTAGGTGCAGGCATTTCACCACCGAGGATGGCTAAGGCTGATTCCCAACGACGGTTACGGTCATCTAATCCAATTGTACCACCATTAATCTTTTTTGTCAACCCCACATTATCACCATTATCGGCATATTTGTCGAGTTTATTAGATGCCCAGAACCAGCATGCTGACTCAATAGCACCTTTTGGTGTTGCTACATATTCTGCAGCTTCCTCGGCTGACATTCCAACGGACTTTCCAAAAGCCGCGTAATTATTTCTGCCCGTAAGCTGTTTGATACCTCTACCCCTAAATAGCCAGCCATCCCCGGGTTCAGTGTTTCCCAAAGCTCCTCGCTTGGATCTAAACTCGTCTTGATAGACATAGTTTGCAATCTTTTCCTGGTTTCGAGCGTATTCTTTAGCATTTCGTTTTCCTTTTCCGAAATAGCGACTAAACACCGAGTTCAATGCTTTTTCCGAATAGTTAAGGTTTTCAGTTAAACGTGTAAAGTCTGCTGACTCATGAGCACACTGTGCCATAAAGCCTGCAATTCTATTTGGAGTATTAATGTTATATTCATCAAACTTTTCCACTGCCGCATCAAACCACGGTTGTGGATCTTTGTTAGTTGGGATCATAGCGCTAAATTGCTCTATAGTAATCATTGTAGGGTTCTCCTCATCATATCCTTAATCTTTTTCTTTTTCTTTTTGTTATCAATTCCCGACGCATCCATATTAGCAATTGCACCGGTGCTTACTGCATTGGCTGGCATTTCTTCTGTAATTTCAGGTTTTGTATCAACAGATTTTTTGGGATCATTCTGTGACATAGAACCAGACTTGACAACACCAGACTTCTTGATTTTGTTGACAAGTTTTATATTACGCATATTAGTAGCTGATTCTTTTAGTCTATCCATAATCCAATCTTTAGCGTTGGCTTTACCGTACTCAGTGGTTTCCCACTCCCAGCTGTTTCTGCGCTTATCCCAAACCATAACTTTCCACTCACCTTTATGGCGTTCATTGTGATCTAAGGATTTTTCTATTTGATATTTCTTTCCACCAATAGTGGCTTGTATTTCGCCGTTTGGTCCAGCTTTTTTCCAACGTGGAGAAGCAGCTTCTTTAATTTCAGTTTTTGGTTTTTTCTTATACGTATCCAAACCTTTTTTGTCGTTTGAAGCCATACGATCTGCTTTATTTGATTGCACTTGTGCTATTCTTTTAAATGCGCCTTCTTGTAATTCTTCATCCATTGCGTCAAGCTTTGCAGCAACGGCCATTTGTTGTCTTTTCTTTTGAGATTTACCTTTGAATTGTGGTGCATCTGATTTCTGAAAATCTTTTACCCACACACCCATATCATCTGATGCTTTAAGTTTTTCATCAAGTTCATCAAAATAACCATTGACATTTTCGGAGAGTATGGTATAATGATTATATCTAATATGAAATAAATGCATTGATTCATCTAATTGTTCATCAGTCCATTCTTCATTTAGTAATGATTCATCGGTAAAATGTTTGTATTCTTTAATTAGAAACAATGCGGCAGCATATGATGCAAACTGAGAACTACCGCCAGGTACCTTTGCCAACAACTTTTTAAGGTTAGCAATCATTCTATCAAAAATTCCCCACGCTTTACGTTGAGAACCTTTTGTAAAATCTTTTGATTTGATTAATACTTTACCATCTTTATCAATAATACCTTGCTTATATGCTTCCCACTTATTAAATGGTGTAGCCAAACGGCGGATGAATTGGTAAACTAAAAATAGATCAACGACCATGGGTCAAATTCCTTCGAGTTTTTCTTTAATACACTTATCAGACACAATACTATCCTTGTGTATAATAATCCCATCATATTCAATAACCGTAGGCATGAAGTTTAAGTATTCAACAAACGGTTTTAAATAATCATGGTATTCATAAAGTCTCATAAACAAAATACTCGTTGCTTGTTCACCGAATACGTTATATATGATTATCAGGTGATTCAGAATCAACCTTTCTTTTAAATCTTTATCTTGCCTATATCTGCCAAATAGTTTTCGTAAATAATGAAAACGTTTTAAATCCTCTTCAAACTCTGATACGTCGGAGCATTGTGGATTATCATAATGTTTTGCGGCAAATAACAGAAAGGTTGATTCTGTTAATTTCATATTATATTTTCTTTACTTAAGTATCAGCTACGATTAAGTCTTCAACAGCAGTATCACCTGTTACACCAAGGTCACCTGCATCTCCCGCGGATACTTTCATTGGTACCAAGCATTCTGCATAATGACGGCCATTTGATGTGTGGTACAACCACCAGCCCGGACCTGTCAAACCTTTTGCTCTGTTAGCTGCAACTCCAGCTTCTGTAAGGTCAACAAACACCGCGTTGTCGCGATCATTTGATTTGTTTGTATTATTAGCGTCGTCTTCCAACCATTTTGGAACATCTGCTAATGT